TGCTGTAAACATCTTAACCAAAGCATCACCAATCATCTCATCTTTATAAGTGTAGTTGATAAAATTGGATGAGTAACTTAACCCGTAAGCTATCTTACTGATAGATTCTGCTAACAGGTCTTCACCCTTACCGTTTTTATAGTACTCTGTTAGTTGCAGTTTAAACACTGCAGGATCAACATAATATTCAGTTTTCTTTGGTTTAGGACCTCTTTTAGCCATAGGTGTATTATAGAACAGTACCTTTACTTTTCAACTATCTTACCTTCTTTATAGATAATTTTTTCTAATGTATAAATTTCTTTGCGTTTTATAGCATGTTGTTGGCTATATTGTAATAAATCCGTCAAATCATATATAACAAGCTTGTCCTTGTTTTGATTCAAACGTAAGCCTCTACCAATTGATTGAATAATGCGTATAAAACTTTTACCACCTGAAGCAAAAATAATATTATGTAAGTTTTTAATGTTAACGCCTGTAGAAAATATAGCACTAATTGCTATACATACAACATTATCACTTTTTTCCATTTCATTTATTACTTTTGTACGGTCCTCCACCTCAACTTCACCTCTTATAAAGTAAACCTTTTTGGTTTTAAGGGAACTTGTAAGGTAATCATACATTGCTTGGCCGTGAGCAATATGATTAACGAGAATTAACACGTTATTATTGCATTTATTGCAAATAGTTGATATGATTCCGTTCCTAAAACTGCTACTATATATAAAATCCAATTCGGTTTTAAACTTATTAACGCCCGGTACCGGCTTAACTTTGTCTTTGTAGCCAATTTCAATGATTTTTATTTCAGCATTAGTTAGATAATTTTCTAATCTCAATTCGTAGCTAGATTTTTCATAGAAAACTGAACCTAACTTACCAATAATGTTCCATTCATCTGGTTTATTATCAGGTAAGGTACCCGTTAACCCGTATTTGTTGTTAGTTTTAATACTATTGATAAGCTTATTAACCTTGTTTCCTTTTTTAAGTTTGTGGCATTCATCCACAACCAACACGTTTACGTTAAGGAGTTCCTTGTGTTCCTCAAATTGACTCTGTAGTATTCCCAGGTTTGCAATGATTACGGAACACTCAAAATCCGGTTTGTGTGTTCCTGTCCAACGGGAAAAACTAAAAGGAACACCGTAATTTAGGAAATCGTTATATGTTTGATCTACAAGAGTTAAATCAGGAACAATTAATAAACATGTCATTTTATTGCCGTTATTAACATAGATAGAGGAAAGTAAAGATGCAATAGTTAGTGTTTTACCACCACCTGTACCAACTTTAACAATACCTCTACCAAACAATAAAGCCTGTTTAACGGTTTCAAGCTGATAATCTCTTAATTTTAATTTTAAATTATCAAAAATATTTTGATTACTAAAAGAAGGTTTAACTACTTGTTTGATTTTATCATCATAAGTTACCTCAATTTGATAATTTGTTTTTATATGTTTTAAAATTTCATAGAACATTCCAGGGTCAAACAACCCGGTTGGAGTCATGCAATATATTCTGCTGTTAATAAACTTTCTACCAAACTTTCTCATAAAAAAAGCATTGTCGTTTTTTACACTAAAATGCTCTCTTATTTCATCAAACTTATCCCCTGTAAGTCTACATAATCGTCTGTTTGGTAAGTACTCAAAATGCATATTACATTTTTTATTTATATGCTATGTTGAAAAAGTCAAATTGGAACAATAAATAATAATACATGAAAGGCTTTTATGTATATGGGGTTTACGATGTTAATAATGTTATAAGATATATAGGTAAAGGCTCGGGCAGCAGATTACTTAATTCTGTTAAACAAAACCATAATAGAATTTTTAAAAACATAAATGTGAAGAATTTTAAAAGTAGCGTATTGTTTGATAACTTAACTGAATCTGAAGCATACGAAAAAGAAAAAGAACTTATACAAAAATATGGCAGGGTTATTACAAATACAGGTACTTTATTTAATATTACTGAAGGTGGTAATGGGGCTTACGGTGTAATGAATAGTAAATCAATAACTTTAAAGAATATAAAAACTGGGGAAATATTTACTTTTCAATCTCATAAAAAGGCTGCAGAATTTTTAAAATGTGATGTTTCATATATTGGTTCCCTTGCGAAAGGAAAATATAAACATATAAAAAGGACTTTTGTTTTACCTGAAACTAATAATATAAAGCCTGTAAAAATAATACGTTCAAAAAGTTTTTTATTAAAACGTTATAAACCAATAAAACTTTACGATAACATCAAAAAAGAATATCTACAATTTACAAGTCAAAAAGCAGTAAGTGTAAAACTTAATGTTAGTACAGGTGATGTAACTGCGTTAAAAAAGAACATTATTAAATCAATAAAATCTGGTAGATATTCTATGTTACCTTTAAAAAAGTGGAGATCAAAGAGTTTCTAATTTTATTATTTCTATGATATTCTTAATGTCGTAAGTAAGTGAAGATAATGTCTTTTCTGTCTTTTCTAAAAACTCTATTATTAACTTTTCATCGTTTATCTTAAAGTTAATATCTTTAACTATTTGTACATCTTGAGCAGATTTTTCAATTGCTACGTTTGATACCTTGACAGGTGATTGATACTGAATTTCTTGAGATGCTTTTTTAATTAGAGTATTTTTTTCATTCTCTAATTTCATTAAATTACGTTTATGGTAAATAAGTCTACTAGTCCAGTAATGCTTACGACCAGGTGATTTTAAAGAAGCATCCTTAATACTAAACTCATCTATCCTAAGGTCTTCTTTTAGTTCTTCTATGTACTTGTCTAATATATCCACTACTATAGTATAAATATAAATGTAAGAAAATCAATGAGTATATATCGTAAATTTTTTAAACGTGTATTAGAAAACGGTCCAGGATACATACCGTCTGCACCTAACACGGCTGGCAATGGCGGTGCTTTAGGTAATGCTCCTTCAATTGGAGCTGCTGGGTTGGCTTCAGGTACTCCAGGAACTGATACATATGCTACAGGGGATGCACGTATTCCAACATCCATTTTTGGTGGTAAAGTTATGAGAAGAAATAAGCCTGAAAAGTTGACAATAAGGAAAAAGGCTGTAAGTAAGAAGAAAAAATGACAGATTTAGGACACTGGACAACAAACATACCATATGATGATACTAAGTGCTATTTTGGTTTTATTTATCGCATCACTAATACGGTTAATGGCAAGATCTATTTTGGAAAAAAACAGATTACAAAAATTAAAAAACTCAAGCCCCTTAAAGGAAGAAAAAACAAAAGACACTTTGCAGGAGAATCAGACTGGAAAACTTACACGTCATCTTCCAATGAGGTAAATGCTGATATAGCACTATTGGGTAAAGATAAATTTAAATTTGAAATAATAAGGTTATGTGGCAGTAAATTTGAGTTAGCATATTTTGAAGCTAAAATACAATTTGAACACGACGTATTGTTAAAGGACGGTTTTTACAATGGAATAATAAACTGCCGTATAGGTAGAGCTCCCAAGGCGTTATTGGAACAGTTGCATAATGAGAGTAGATGCTACTGGAATTAAACAGATATAATTTAACTGTTTTGGATTTTAATGAGTTGTTTATAAAACAATATCAAATTGAAATCCTAGATCATCTATACAAATTTAAGCTTTTAGAAAAACCTTTAAATAATCAGGATGTTAGGAAAATATTCTATCATTGTTTAATTCACGGAATATGTGAAACTGTACTAGGTTACAATAAAAGTAAGCCTTTATTACTCTACAACAATACTCAATTGGATGATTGTATTATTAAAGAATACTATAAAGAAGAGGAACTATTAGAATTCTTTAATGCCTTCTTCTATAAACTTGATAAGATGTTACCTGTTAGAGTATATAAAAGCAAGTTTAATACCGTTTCTCTTAAAAATCTTATAGACATTAAAGATGCACGTGCTTCATTAGCAATTAACGGTATAGTAGAAAAGAACAAAGAATATCAACATAGAGAGTATACTTTTGAGAAGGTAAAGAGATTTAGTAAGAAATATGAATTAACGTTTCTCAATAACGATTATTTTAACAGGTTAAAAACTAAACAGATCTTAATCTAATAAATAATAGTATGGATAAGTTTACCAACCAAGCTAACAAAGTTATCAAGAATATTAAACCTGTTAAAAAAAGCGAAGAAAACGCTGAAGAACAAGATCCAGAAGAGAAAAAAATGGGCTTAGATAAGAAGACCATTGCAACTATTAACGTTGCATCTAAGTTAGCTACAAGACCTGGTAGAATGAATTTACCGTTTATTGGTGCACAAGCTCAAATGAACGGTGCTTATGGTAACTTAATGAAAGCAATGGCAAGTAAGATTAATAAAATCTCAGCTAATTTAAAATGAAGTTTTTAAAGATTATAGAAAATTATAAAAAAGGAAGACTTGTACTTGAGCAAGATGCTCCTCCTATGGATCCTAATGCAGCTGCAGCAATGCCAGCTGCACCTGCTAATCCAGTCCCTCCTACACCTGCTCCAGAAGAACCTCAAAAAGTTGACGTTCCTGCAAGTGTTGTTAGATTAGCAAGACTTTTAAAACAAGCTCTCATTATTAAAATGAGTGATGATGATATTGATTTTGTCAGTAATTTACCTGAAATTAACGAAAACAACGCAATTGAAATGGTTCAGCAAATGACACCAATTATGAAAAAATATTCAAACGTTGAAACAGATGAGGGTCAATTAGGACAAGAATAATGTATAAGTCTTTAGATACAGTCTATCTAAATCAAGTTTATAAACTGTTGCGTGAAGCAGCATTGCCTGCTACAGATGTTCCAGCAACACCTAAAAAACGTGGTAGACCACCAGGAGCTCCTAAACCGCCTCCTGCATCTTACGACTCAATAATTGAAAGTGTATTTCCAACTCCAGAAGAACAAGACAAATTACATAAAGTTGTTGGTGTAAAAATGCCAGCTAGTGGTACTGGGGAGTTTCATATTACTAATAA